ACAGCTAAAGACCCACGCCAAGCACGTGGCCTAGATCAGTTTGCTCAGTATTCTACTAAGTATGTCGATAACATCATGGAAGCGTTTATAGGTAAGATTGACTCTGTAACCGGGGAAGAGCTTGCTGTAGGTATACGTGAGGGTGACGTGTACGACATGAACCCGTTTGCACGTATCTTAGGTTTGACTATCAAGCAAGACAAGACATCTGCTGAAGAGCTTTACTCTGTTGCTGAGATGGCCCCTTGGAAAGCCTCAGAGCGTACAGAGATACCTGCTTACGACAAAGTGTTTAACAAAATCCTAGCACCTATCTTGGAAGAAGAAGCTGATATTATGTTAGCTGATGAAAAGTTCCAGAATGCTAACTTAAACATGAAGCGTAAGATGGTTAAGAATAAGCTGACAGAGATACGCGCTAAGGTGAAAGACTTGGTAGAAGGTCAAGGAACTGATGGTGAGGGTATGCTACTAGCTATGCGTCGTAAAGCTTCTGTAGCAGGTGGACGTAAAGAAGTTAAAGATGAAGCTAAAAAGTGGATGAAGAAGAACGGATGGCCTACAGACTTTAACGAAATGAATGGCTATCACTTGAAAATGTATCTTGAATATATCGAGGCTATAAAATAAAATCTATGTATGATGATAACATAACGGATTTTCCTAAAAAACCTGTGCGTAGTAAAAGAAAAACAAACTATAAAAACGCTGATAAGAAAACTCTTTCTGGTATTACACCTAAGACAGAAAGCCAGAGAGAGTTACTTGACCATCTCAAATCTAGTACACAGATATTTATTCTTGGTCCTGCTGGTACAGGTAAGACTTACGTCACTGCTACCTACGCTGCAGACAGGTACACCTTAAAAGAGATAGACAAGATCGTTATCACACGTCCTCACGTAGCTGTAGGTAAAGACTTAGGCTTCCTCCCTGGTACCCTTGAAGAGAAGACTTATCCGTGGGCGTTACCTGTACTTGACGTACTACAGAAACACTTAGGTAAAGGCGCTGTAGAGACTGCTATCAAGAATGGTAACATAGAGATGGCACCTCTCGCACTTATGCGTGGGCGTAGTTTTGATAACGCTTTCATAATTGTAGATGAAACACAAAACATAACCATACATGAACTCAAGATGCTATTGACCCGTGTAGGTGAAAATAGTAAAATTGTACTTAACGGTGATGTGCAGCAGTCTGACCTTAAAGAATCCGATGGTTTGTCTAAGGTTATACATCTAGCCAAAAAGCATATGCTGCCTATCCCTGTTATTGAGTTTGGCGTAGATGACATCATACGTAGTGACATCTGTGCTGATTGGGTTAAAGTGTTTATGGAAGAAGGTCTATGAAGTTAGAGCAAGAAGCTCAAGCTCACATGTATAAAAAGAAACAACATTTCTTAAAAGCTCTTAAAGAGTATTCAGCTTATTTAGAAAAGTTTTATGATGATAATTTACATAGCAGTCATGAACTAGATCAAGCTAGGACTCAGCTACAGAGCAGTACGTTGTGGGCAGCAGAAGCAGCAGACATACATGGAATAAAGTAAAGGGGCCGTTTGGCCCCTCTCTTTTTGTTATGCGTCTGGATTGATTTTCTCTTCTACGTATTCATATCCAGCTTTAGCTTTATCCCAGCCATACTGTGCTGCTGGTTCAACTACTTCGGTCATTACACCTACGAATAGACCGACTGCTGTGAAAGCGACTACAATAGTTTCTAACATGTTAGATATTCCTTGAGTTCTGTGTACCCTCCAACGTGCGTTCCTTTGTCGTTGAAGATTTGCGGTACAGTGGTTATGCTTGAACGCTTTAATAAGTATAGCAACCATGCGCTAGACTTAGTTTGAATGTTATACTCTACGTATGGGATACCTTTACCTTTCATTAGAGCTTTGGCATCATCGCAGAAGTTACATTGATCACGTGTTATTATCACGTACATCTCTTCTCCATTTTAATTCATGCAATAGTTTCCTCTGTTCGTATTCGGACATTATCACCCAATCACGTATCTCGTCAAGAGTCCTTTTGCACCCAGCGCACTCACCGTTTTCTATGCGGCATACGAGTACGCAGGGCGATTTGACATTACCTACACTAGGTCTACGATTTCGCATGAATCGCCAGAGCAAGCCATAGTCTGCATAGACACAGTGTTATCTTCCTGCTCATACTCTGATAGCTTTGACCAATCAATACGCTCAGGCATAAACTCTAGAAGTTCTTCATACTGCTCCTTAGTGCAATCCTGATAAGGCGCTTGCTGATAAGTATGATCAGAGTGAGGCAAGAACGATACACCAGACATTTCATCAAAGTGTTTGTACACGAATGCACCCACATCTAGCCATTCAGAATCCCGTACTGAGATAGTCACCGATGGTTTGTGCTCACACCAGTGTCGCTGATAGATCAACCACATCTCTAGCTGTTCGATAGCTGTCATGTCATTACGTGTTACAGCTCCTGCAGGTGACTTCTGAGGGAAGCTAAAGACTGTAGTAGTATCTGGCTTGAACACACAAGGCTCATTAGGGATACCATTATCAATCATAAACTTAGTCAGTGGGTCTTTGTTATCGCCACGTACAGTGCGGATATAAAAGGGGCTGTGACGAGCGTGTATACCGCTGGCGCTGTCCACCAACTGCGAGACAGTACCGCTAGGCTTGACGCAGGTAATAGCAGCAGAGACAGGGACACCAAGACGATCAGCCCACTCAGCGTTAGTGGTGACAGCAATATCTCTAAGATGCTCAAGTGTCTTCTCCAATCCTGCATTCTGTGTAGTCATTAAAGGGTTATCCATGATCCCGGTTAAGCTCACACCAAGCAGACGTTCTTCCTCTGTGTTGCGCTGCCAATCCTTAGACAAGTATGGAAACTTAGTATAAGTAGACTGAATTGTACCCAAGATCGTAGCAAGTTTAACCTTACGCTCGATGTCTTCAATATTGTCCGTAGCACGAATGATGCACTCCGAAAGGTTGCAAAACTGCGCATTTAACAAAATTATCTCACTGCAGGGGTTCGTCCCGAAGTCTTTATCTGGGTTGCGTCTACCGTTCTTTGCAGCTTGCTTCTGTGATGCTTGACGGTTGAACACACCACGCTCACCAGACTTAGACTCTACAAGGGCAGTCCACTCACGCATGAATGTCTCTATGTCAGGCTTCTCTGTGTACGCTACAGAGTTGTTAGCCAAGGCACGGTGTGCTGCTGTTTCCCACCACTGTCCTGACTTAGCATGACGCATACGGTCATCTGACAAGTTAGACAGAGAGATCATAGCAGAGCGGCGTACACCACCCACCACAACAATCTGACCAATGAAGCACATCAGGTCATGACATTCCATGCTAGATAGTTTACGGCCTTGTGCATTCTTGAATGTAGATACAGCGAAGTTAAACAGTTCTACCAAAGGCGCTGGGCCTGACGCACGTCCACCAAATGTTTTTAGTCGTGCACCTGCAGGGCGTACCTTTGACACGTCCCACTTTGGAATCTCACCTGACCATAGCAATGCTAGTAATTGACGGAATGCCTTAGCCCAACCTTCTTTGCTGTCTTTGACTACGATGGTTGTTTCGCTGTCGAATAGCTGCTCTGGTACCTCTGGTAGTTTCTGGATGTATTGGCGCTCTACAGAGAACCCTACGCCTGTACCACACAGCAGGATGAACATAGCCTCATCAAAGCGTGTAGGCTTGTCTACAGCTACGTAAGAGCAGTTGTACATACAGGTGTTATCACGTGCTGCTGCTGGCCCTGCTGTCATCATGGAGCGCATGGATGGCATGATATCCAGATTCAGTATCGCTTCTTCAATCTGATTAATGTAGGAGTCGTCACCAGCTACAGGACGTACAATGTTATCCATGTAGCGTGATACTGTTTCATCCCAGTTTTCACGTCCTTTACCATCAAAGTATTTCGCATAGCGAGACTTGTGAATGAATGATTGGTAATCTGTTGGTAGTAAGTTGCTCATCGGTTATCCCCGCTCCCACGTAGTTTGTTTCGTTTCTGTCTATCGTCTAGTTTTTTAATATTAAGTTCTAACACTTCTTGTAGCCCACGCCCATAAATGTTTGCCAGTGCAGTAGCGTAGAATACTACATCACCAAGCTCTTTCATAATTTCTTCATTGCTAAAGCGGCTGCTATCACGAACAAGCTTTTTCATCTTCTCCGCTACCTCACCTGCTTCACCTACAAGGCCAAGTGTATTCTCATACAAACGCTCTTGCCCTTCTGTCAGGATTTTCTTCTCTACCCAACCAGAGTAGAAGTCTGCCCAATTTACAGGGTCAGCATTAGGAAACATATCGTAGTATCCCATGCTCTCTAAATCCTTATCACTAATCATTGTCTTTCCTTTACATTTAAGTTTTCTACTTGCACATCGTCTATGTCATGTAGAATGTTTTTCATCAGATCATACACGTCTTCAATGTGATCTTGTTCATAAGACGACAGAATATTATTGTCATCATCTACTTCAACCAAAAAAGAAACATAGAACTTTTTCATTTGTGAGTTTCCACCCATCGCTTTCGTAGTCTGTTGAGGTACCATACTGCCTTATCTATATCTTCTAAGCCGTTCTTGTATTCACATCGCCACATATACTTTAGTACGTTAGCTGCGTGTGGTGCTATTGCGCCAGACATGTTCTCAGTCATAGCTTCTATAGCGTCAATACATTCAATCCCACTGTGATTGTAATGCACTGGATTGTTTACTACGTCCGTCATGCGTTGCCCTCTGTCTTAGTCCAAGCGTTTAGCTGTATGACATTACTTCCGTCTTCTTCTTCGATCTCACTGACTGCAGCAGCAAAAGCTTCTGGGAACATCTCCTCTAGTAGCTTTAACCGTCTACCCTCAATAGGATTAGCATAGTCAGGGTAATCTGATACAAAGTCTACGAATGCTGCCATAAGTACCGCAATCTCTAGACCATGACGCATACCCTCGTCTTCACGCTCTGTGTTAAATACAACACCTGTAGTAGAACTACCGTCCCACTCGTCATTGTCGTCATAATTAGCACGTAAGACTACGGCTACCTCACCCTCTTTAAGTGTATAAGTCATTAGACTTTCCTTTCTACTGCAATGCGTTTAGTCTTACAGCGTTTACCTTTTTCTTTCAACCACTCTTCTGGAATAATCCTATGTGCGTACAAGAAATTATTCTTAGTGCACCAATCCGCATATGTGGTCTTTGATCCCTTGTACAGCTTTGCTTTTGCATTACTAAAAACGAAGCGAATGTCTAAGGTAGGATGCTGCTCCTGAATTGCAAGGTGTTTGCGTCTATCTTCTGAATCGAAGATTCCTTTTGTCTCGACTATGATACCGTTATCTAGTTCAAAGTCTGGCGTATAAGTCCTGTATCGAAGGTCTTCCCACTCGATCTTTAGCTTTTCATATTCGACTTTCTTTTGCCTGTCTTTGAGGAATGCAGCAGCCTCTTTCTCAAGGCCACTACGGTATCTTCCTTTAAGATGTCTACGCACCACCATCCCCTACAAACACGTAGTCTACGAGAGGCGGGTTAGCTGACTTAGAGACACGGCTAGGCAACGTCTGCAGAGTCGGGTGACACTTATGCTTGAACGAGCAGAACTTACAATCACCTGACAGAATTATGTTACCGCTAGGCTTCTTGTAGTATGTCTCTGGCACAGGCTCAAAGCAACGCTCAAAGGGTTCATCATTGTCGATGTAATCCACCAGCTCTTGTATCTCACCTAAGACTTCCTCACGGTTAACCTCAGATGCATCCACATACTTGAACTGACCATCTGCTTTGTTGACTACCCACCAACCACCAACATCTTTACCTGCTGCTGTGGCGTAGCCTACAAGCTGTGCTACGTAACCGAAACTATCCTTAGACTGTAGGGACTGCAGATCAGAGAACTTGTTCTCGTAGGACCACTTAGAAGCGCTCTTAACGTCATCTATGCGTCCGTTCATCTCCATGTCATACTCGCCTTTGATCTCCTGACCATTAGGTAGTTTAAGTGTCACGTTTTCATTGTCGTTGAAGTCTTGACCTGCTGCACGTAGCAACCCTTTGAACACAGCCTCAACGATATCGCCTAGGATCATGTTCATCAGAAAGTGTGGTGGCAGAGGTGTCTTGTCCTCTGGGTCATTCTTCTCAAACCATAGCTGACACTTTGGCTTACCGATGTTAGACATACGCAAGCGGAACTCGTCACGTGGACCTGAGTTGAACTGCTTGTTAAGCGCTGCCTTGACATCAGAGGCAACCATGTCGGTCACCTCGTCAGTCATTTTAGCTTTGCCATCCATAGCCAACTGTAAGAAGGTATAGACAGCTAATTCAGCAGGGTGGTTCATTATTCGTCCACCTCTACAAAGTCGTTGTTAATGATGTCATCAACCATAGCTGCATCCTCTGACGAGAGTGCCTCTGAGTTACGCTCATTGTGTAAGTCTAGAATTTTACCGTTGCTATACTCAACAAGTTCGATGAAGTTACGCAGGGTGTCGTTATCGTGATCTGTGATGTCGATTTTGTCACCTAGTGCAGCCTCTACGAAACCAAACTGTGCGCCTGTAGGGATAGAACCAATACCACCTGTCAGTTTGATGGAAGACATGATAGGTAGCAGGTTCTTATTCTGCAAAGCTTTCATGACTTTATCTAGGTTCTTGATGCTTGTGTTGTTCTTGATGTCATAAACAAACGGTATATCCACATACTCACCAGACTTTGGATTACCAGACTCGTCCATTGGCTCCATAAGTGTCACTGTACCATACAAGACCTTAGTGCGCTTAACACTACGGATAATACGCTTTGTCTCTTCTGGTAGTGCATTCCAATCTTCGATGTAACCTGATGGTCGGCCTAGGTTAAACCCACCGATGCTGTCCTTTAGATCACCGTTGAGAGAGTTAGACATAACAGTCTTTTCCATCTCCTCAGTTTCACTGTTCCAGCGTGTCCATTGTTGGCGCTGGGCGAAGATACGCACGTGAACTTCTTTAGCATACGTAACGTCTTCACCTTGGGTAAGAGTGAAGCAACCGATAGGTAATACCTCAGTCTTGATCATCTTACCTTGGAACTCAATCTCACCCATCTTAGGTTGGTGGATCATTCCGATACGAGCGATCGAGG